TGGCCTGGGCGTGCAGCGCGTTATTTAATTCTATTTTTGCGCGCGCGATATCCGGTTCTTGGGCCGCGAGGGATAGACTTCGCTCCGCTTGTTCTATGGAAGCCGCCATTGTGTCAACTTCGCGCTGGCGCTGAATGTTTAACCTTGCAAGGAGAGGTTCGTTTGCGGTATCAATCCCTACTAATTTTTCCGCAGCCTCAGCAAGAGTTATGAGACCCTCTTCAAGCTCTTTGGCGGCCTTTGTACGACGTTCGAGTTGTTTTGGGGTGGGCCCGGCCATATAAATCCCTCTGTCTATAATCTAATTAGTTTTTACAAAAAAAGACAAGGAGTTTATTATCCTTGTCTCTTCTTCGCCATCATATCAGGAGGGCGTTGGGGTTGATTGTATGGGGTCAGCGTTTGTGATTTGCCTCCACCCCCTCTTTGTGCGGTCTCCATAGCTTGATTTTCGTTTTCTAATTGTTTAATTAGTCTCTCAACAAACCATTCTCTTAATTTAATAGGCAGATTATAAGCTTCCGAAAAAGACCATCCCCCTGAGTATTTCAAAAAGAAGAACGCCTCATAGACGTTCTCCATATACTCATCGGTCAGGCCAAAAAAACTCCGCTGTGAGCGGAACCTCCATATCTTGTACATGAGTGCATTCGCTACATTCAAATACTTGCGTAAGATCAACGTTCGGAGTAGCCATCTCAAAAACTGTTCGCAAATGACGAGAGTCGATTGAAGGCATATTATTAACAAAGTAATTTACAGCTTCTCTTGAGTCATCGCCATTAGCCGCTACAATCATACTATTAAGTTGCCTAGTAACGTTTTTTTCTTCAAGATTTCTTTTGCGAGAATCTGTAATGATTTTGATGATAGCTTTTTCGTCTTGTCCGGTGAATAATCTAAAAGTAACTGTCACACCGGTTCTCGGTAATACGGTATTATATGTCCCGTTTTCGTTATTAGTTACATACAGAGTTTCGAGACGAGGGTCGTCTCCATAATACACACTTGTTTCATTTAAATCGAAGGCATGTGTTTGTCTTTCTCCGCAATTAGGACAATTAACCTCAACGCTATACTCATTACCATAACCAGAAACTCTGGTTGCAATAATGATGGCATTTCGATCCCCAATCAACAATGAATCAGCATCTATCGTTTTATCTACAATCAAATTCTGAAGAAGACGATCTAAAACAACACCTTTCTTGATCAATGCGCGGGATGTTAGTAAATCTTCGTCCTTCGCCGTCATTTGACGAATTTCTATGCTTGTTTCACCACAAAGAGGGTGACTCTCTGGGTAGTATTTTCCTTGGGAGGGAAGTTCTACAAACTCGGTGGGAACAACGAACGAAAAACCTCCCGCGCTTGCGTCCTGCATAACAGCAGGTGAAGGGGCATCCGCACTTTGTGCAGGACTCCCTACTCTATCTCTATTTCTCGACAATATACACCTCTATCATTAGTTATGTGTCGGATTATTAAACTTTGAAGAACTCTGTACCTTGAGTTGTGCCTTCGCCAACAGCAACGGAGGGGTTGGCGGTTTCGCAAGTAGCCCAGTCATACTTCAAAGTGAGGGAAAGTTCAACCAATTCATCGTCGCCATATGCGAGAGAATCGCCAAATTTCACATCTTGAACAAATGCGTTCATAAGTGTCCATTTGTCTAATTCATTACCATCGGAATCAATTTGAGTTACAATCACAGATCCGAGAGCACTAGCCGATTTAGCTTTGGAAATGGTGGTAAATTTAGCGCTATCCGTAGGAACTTGATAACCAGAAGCTTGTAAAATATCAGCAAAGGTAGCTGTCATATCTGGTTCAGCAGGGTCAACTAAAGTAATAGTCACTTCTGCCCAACTAACTGAGCCTGGGTAGTAATAAGTATGATTGAGATACTTGTGTTCTGTAGAACTTACAGTAAACGAAGGCTTGGCGGCTGTCTTAGCATACCAGAGGAAAGAGCCACCTTGAGCAGCATTGATCCCTGTGAACTCTACCGTAAACCTAAACCTTCTTTTTGGATCTTTTAGTTCTGCACTTTCTCCGAAATTGGTTGACCAGAATGGCATTGTTGAATAACTCCTTAATCTATTTTAATTAGTATGCGAGAAAAAAAGCCTCGCGCTTTATTTAGTCGTCGAAGGACGCTCCGGTGGAAGCAATCACAAAATCAATGGCAATATATTCTATCGCCCGTGCTGGTTTAATCATGATCTTGGCGTACATAATGTTCTGATCAACAAGATCTGGTGTGGTAGTAGAAGAATCAAGGATTAATCTATAATCACTGATACCAAACTTTGTCTTAACATTTGCCAGGAATGGATCAATTAAGGCAATAAAGCGATTCCAAGTTGCTTGAACGTTTTGCTCAAACAAGATTTGGGTTGAAAGAATAGAAATCTGCTTTTTAAGGTAGATAACTAGTCGTCTGACATTGATCCGATCCAACGCTGACCGGCGTTCTTGTAAGGTCTTCTGACCAAACACAACGATACCGGATGATGGGAATGAGGCAATCGGGTTAATGTTCGCCTCATAAAGATTATCCCGATCTTTGGAAATCAATCTTTCTGTTACATTTGTAATTGGAATCCCAGCCGCACCTTCACTCAAACCACCGCGGTTAAAGCCTGCAGGCGCGAACCATACGTCGGATTTAGCTTCTGCGCTAGCTAGAACTCCCATCATAGCAACAGATGGCGGAATCCAAACAAGCTGACCAGTGTCACTATCGCGAGTTTGTACCCAAGGATAGAAAGTGGCACCATAACTAGAATCAATTCTTCTATCTTTCAGGTCAGTAGCTGCTTGAGTTGGAGTGGTTCCAATTCTGCTAGCTTTGCTGGCGTAGTACTTCTCATGCGGAGGAATATAAACATTCTTCAGGTCGATAATCGACATAGCATCTCCGCGCTCTTCACAAACATTAATCATATGAGTCGTCAAAGAATCATTGGTCAAGCCGGGAGTTACCAGCATGTTCATATTAATAAACTCTGGATCTGCAACGGTGTCAATCGCTCTGCGGAAGGTATGATATACATATGAGTTATCTTCAGTAGAAGCTGCTACCATCGCACCATTATACAGTGGGTCTGGCTTTGTAATATCAAACCCATCGAACCCACCCCAGAACGGAGCAGTAAAGCGATTGTACCCAGCGTTAAGAAGTTCTGTATAAGAACCACTGCTAACTGATAGTGAGGCTGCTCGGGATCCTGACTGGTAGAAGAATGAACTTCCGGCCTGTCTTACATCATCAAGCGAGAAAACATATCCAAAAGCATCAAGACCACTAGTAGGTGCAGTTGATGTGGGGTCAGCAGGGAAACCTGCATACCACAACCTATGGGAATCGGCCACACTTGCATCGGGACGAGTAGAGCCAGTATTCCTCGTTACTTGCATACCAAAATACGCATTTGTTGGATCACTTAAGCCGCCGGCTGATGCACTTACACGCAATCTAACCGATGGGAAGGCTAGCGATGCTGTAACACGGCTGTCAATTCCGAAGAAGCTCTCTGATGCGCCAGGAATGCTGTTTATGCCACCAACCACGAAACTGCCGGTGGTTTGATCAACACCGCTACCTGAAATAACTTGGACCGCCGTAAACTTTGGAGGACCGAAGTAACCGAATGGAAGTAGGACCCCATCGGTTGCGCCGGCATCTACATCTGCATTCATATCGACGCGAATAAATTTTGATCTATTGGGATACTCACCATAACTCTTAAGTCTACGGCCAGTACTATCCCAACTTTCGTACACATCACCAATCTTGCGAGCAATGTAATCAGGAGATGTGGGATCTAATGTAAGGTTATCAAATCTTTCAATGATTTCAACCTTATTGTCTGTATCCAAAAGCTTACGCAACACTATAGAAAATGTGCCGTACTCGGTGGCTGTGGTAGTAGATTGTCTAATTTTCTCAATTGAAACTTTAACATTTTTATATAACCATGCGCCATGGCCGCGGCCGATTAGCCGGAAAAGCTTTTGCATATTTTGAGGCTTGAAGGCTCCCGGTGACTCCAGATCCTGACCAATGAACCATCCAGCCTTGGCTTCAGCCGAAGCTTGACCTTTCATTTGTGAAGGATCGCTGGATCCGGCGCCAGTTGAACCACTCTGAGCCAAACCGAGAATAATACCAATCAAATTATCATTAATGGTAAGATCCCCGGTGCCTACACCACCGCCATCGCGGAGTTCTTGCTCAAAGGTTTCGCCTAACCAATATTCCTTGTAGGATGCCGAAGCATAAAAAGCGCCCTGAGTGGATACAAGTTGCGGATTGGTGTTAAAACGCTTGCGAACAAAGGTTTCTTTTGAATCGTCAAAATCAAACTTTACTTTTACATCTTCTATGGCACCACTAATGACGATAGTAAAGAGGCCATTAGAGTCTGATGTGACCAAGTTTCCTGCGGATTGAGTCAACTTCGTCGAACCGTTACCATCATAAAATGTACCGCTTAATTCAATTTCAGCCGCAGTGTTGAGATACCAAACAGCACCCAAAGAGCCAGTTCCAATCCAAGTTCCAGTACCGTCCTCGGCCGACTTCGACGGAAAGACCCACAAACCATATGCACCACCGTTTGACGCTACCGTTGTGTTGATTGTCTTGCTGGTTTTCCAGCCCGCAGCTGCATCACCACCATCACTCTCGCCAGTTGATGTTTGTTGGCCGAGGAGCCGTACATATGTAATAGGAGCCACATTGGCTCTCAAAAAAGCTTGAGCAGCATAAGTGCCATACATTGGGGATTGATAGTTTCCATCGCGATAAATATCGCCACCGCCATTACCAGGAACTGTCTCTCCAAATACTTCTACAAATTCGGCATATGATTCTACTTTAACAGGATTCATAGCCAAGCCGCGCTTGGACCGACCAAGAATTACGGGGCCGATTACATCGGCAGTTTTTGGAAGAAAGGAGTTATCAATTTCATTGATAAAGACTCCAGGAGATACAAACTTAAAACTTTTTACTGACATATTGTGGTTCCTCTTTTGAAAAGTGAGCTTAATTGAGACCTAATCATACTTTAAATAGTATTTTACAACCCAAAAGGATAGGCAACTTTCAATATTTAGTTCCTGAAGTCTTCTTCTTTTCTTCTCCCCATAAATTAAAGTTTCCAACCGGAACGGTCGATTCTTGAGGAAACTGATATTCGACGGTATTTTCATCTATTCTCACAAGTTGGCGATCATCGTTAACACCGTCGCCAATCAAATAGCCTAACACATTAATAGTAACTTCAGTTGTAAAAAGGCGCGTGTCCTCGCCTAAAGCCGCTACGTTGTTGTTGTGAGTAAAACCTTGTTGTATAAATGCCTCGTAACTGTGGCCGTTGCGCTTCATAACAAATGCGTTAATTTGGCCTGTTCTTGTCATAAATGGGGCCATTAAGTCATTCATTTGTTGCTGATATTCGGTCTTGATTAATATCTTGTAGTCCAAACTCACATACACAGGTATAGGAATAGAGAGAGTCTGAACAACCACTTTCTTATTTATTCTTGGATAATATCGCTGGGTAGTTCCTGAAGTATAATTGGATACTCTTGTGTTTCCAACAACAGCAAAATTGCGTGTTTTGTCTGGAACTATTCGTTTGGCAATAACAAATCTGCCGGCTCTGCCGTTCTTATTAACTGAATATTTGTTTGCTTGATATGAGCCTTTTCGGGCTGGGTCTTTGGTTATGTTGGTTCTTTCAATACTAACGATGGGTAAAATGATCCCATTATTAGCATCTCGCAATTCGGCTTTGTGTTTTACTTGATAGGAGCGCTCGGGGGCTTGCCATAAAACAGGAACAGTTTTCCACCCTTGATTGCTACGAGCAGATAAATTCAAATCATCTTTAAGCCAACTCACTATAGCATAATCTATATCTTCTATTGTAGAAGAGAGCATCCCAATTTCTTTAAGAGAGTATTCGCCCGATCCTGTTGGCAATAAAGCAAAATCAAAATTATCAGGTACCATCGAAAAGCCCCTTTCTGGATCTTCTGCATTTTGCAGCTATTTCAAATTCGTGTCCCGCTTGCCCAAACAGAAGGTTAGGCTCTTTGAGAGTCACGATCTCATAATAATTATCATTATACAGAACAAAGTCACCTTCCCGCACAAATAAATTTTGATCTTCTTCCAATCTTCTCTTATGGAAATGGATATTAATTTCCCATGTTTTATCCACCCCAACGCCGTCTAAATATGAAGTAGAATAATCTGTATATTCTATAAGGGCGTAAATACGAATTGGGGGCAAATAAGTTTTTTCTATTGCCTCTCCGTATAAATCATGAAAATTAGTACGTTCTAAATCAATAGGATAATATAAAATTTGTTGACCAATAATCTTTTCGATTAATTCGTCATTAACCTGCTTTACGAGGTTACGTTCCTTCTCACCTAAGAAAAGCGGTGGGGGCGGTTGCTCTGGTCTTTTCCATTCGTTAGCCATCGCCTATTACCCCACAAAAATCGGCAGCGGTGTGACTTTTAGTACGTTGGTTGCTGCATCCGTAATTTCTTGATCCTGTTTTGCTAGTGCGACGTATTCGGTTTCCTTGAGCATTTCTCTTAATTTTTCTTTAAGAGTTGCTTGTTCTTCTTTGGCTTGACTTAACAATTCACTAAAATTAAGAGTCACACTTTCCCCAGGGATAGGTAGGGTTGTAAACTTACCACGAATTTGACCCAACATCTCTTTACATAAGGCGAGAGCATATTTTCTAATCCATTGTTGTCCTATGGAGTTAATATTTATAAACGGAATATTGTCAAACGGCAGCGTATTCATGTTACTGACTCCCTCAATACCAGTCTCGACGGTGCCATCTAGCTCATATGGCTGTAAATCTACATAAAATCTAACCCATATTCTCTCGTTTAAGCCATCACTAAAGCCATATTTAGTGGGAGTGGGGTATAATCTCAATTTATCATTAATGATCTCAAAAGAATAATTGGAAGTACGTGTATTGATGCTATCTTCATAAGCCATTGCTTGTAATTTGTTCTGCCATGTTGGAATTAGTTCAAATGTAGCATCATCAGCAAATTGTCCGTAGGTGGTATAGTTACCTACAACGCCTATTCCTCCATAATACCCATAAAAACGCCACATAGCTCGCGGAGACTTGTAATATACTTTTGTAATAATTACCCTCTTGTCTCCCACTTTCCCGGCATAGTCAACTGAAGTCCCACCATCATCAACACCAGAACTCGATGCGCTTTTGATTATGGTCTGTAAATCATAATCTTGTTTATCTATGACAGGTGCGAACGAGGCCGAATATTGTGGAATCGTACCACCAAAACCACCGGCTGCTGCTGCAGCATCCCCGACGCGACGAGAATATCCAAGCGTGAAACGTGGATATTTAAGATTGGAGCCGCTGGGGCCAGCCGTAATATTTCCTTTGCTATTAAAAGAAGATGTGGCGGATCCCAACACATTAGATAAAACGTTTTTACCCTGATGAAGATTAACTATATAAGAGTATTCTAAAACCGCCTCTTCGTAGGCAGCATATACATTAGATGGGGTAAGCTCAATATCAACCACATCGCCACCAAGCTTCTTATATACATAAGCAACCTGATCCGAAGCACCACTAATGAATGGGGCAGATCCACTATAAACACCAAAAGGCAACGAACCTGTAACCAAATCCGTGCTACCAGTTGAAGTTAGTACAATAGCGCTAGTTTGAGATTTTGGATTTAAATTGGTGGGCATGCATGCGTACTCCTACTTCGTAAATAGTAATGCTGAAAGCAAAAACAACGTTATAGAATGTTTATTTTGGCTATCACTTATGAGATGGCTTTCTTGGTACGTCCAATGCGTGCTTTCTTCACTTTTTTGGTCTTTTTTGGAGCTTCGGTTGATTTTTCTACTACAGGTGCTGGGGCCCCTGCAGCGGCGCGCGCGGCGCGGGCCTTTTGCTTTAATAAGCGTCGTTTTCTTGGATGCATGATGATCCTCCTTATATGATACAATAAGTAGTTTTAAAAATACAAAAACGAAAATCTCAAAAAATTAACGGCGGTATTTTTTCAGCACATCAACATTTTGAAACTTTTAAGGAAAAAGAAAACCCCCAACGAAATTAATCGTTGAGGGTTTAACTTTATTACGCTATTGCGTGTGTTGGCCTATAGACCAGACTCACCCAGCAGTCCGCGAATGACGACAAGGCCGTACATATCAGGACGAACCATCTTCTTGGCATAGCGAGTCATCACGCCCTTGCGGGGCACGAAGTCTTCCGGGCCAAAGATAGTAGGTGTGGTCTGTAGTGGCACATAAGGTGCGTATACATAACCAGACTCAAGGAATGAGCCTCCACGGCGGCCGACCAAGACCACGTTACGAAGGAAGTAGGGATCTACTATCACATCGAACTTCTTGCTCAGCGAACCAACCTTAACCGCACCAATGGAGCCCTTCTCGTCATCGTTGGTGACGGAAGCACGGAATCCAGCGGTGAACTCAAGTAGGTTTGCAACTTCTGGTCCGCAGACGACGAAGTTTGCTCCACCACGTAGAGTCTTACGATGGATCTGTGCAGACACATCGTTGATGGTTTCGGCTAGAGTCTCATACCACTCAGACACTGTACCGGTGAAGTCGGGAGCAGCCGAAGTTGCACCGATTTCCTGGCCATTTATACGGTTCACGAAGAGCCCTGGCGAACGGGACCAGTAGTAGGTTCCTGCCTTGGCTCCAACAATCAGATCTTCAAGGATCTCTTGATCAATCTCAAGAGCAATCTGTTCTGAAAGGATGCTAGTAAGCTCGACTTCGGCGTCAAGGTTGTGATAGGCATTTAGATCCTGTCCCAACTCTGGCGTCCACTTAGCCTTGAGCTTCTTAGTCATCGCGGTGACTGCCACGGAATCGACTCGAATGTCAATTTCCGGAATACGCTGGTTACCTTCCAAGCTCCACTCACTCGCACCAACGATGGAACCAAGAGCGGTGCTCGAGGTAAAGTTATCATTGATTGGATATGAAAGAGTGATTGCGGCGCCACCAGTAACAGCTAGAACACCATCTGCTTTAGCTGCGGTAGTTCCAAGCAGCGGCTGTGCACCACTCATGGCTGTGAACACTAGGTTAAGACGGTAGCCTGCATTCTGAGGATCATCGGTAATAGATCCAGAGCCAACGGACGTCAAACGACGAACAAGTTGAAGTGCTCCACCACGATCACCGGCGCTATCCATTGAAATTGCCACCAGATCATCTACATTAAGCTGCTCAAGGT